TTACTGCTTACAAGAATTACATTGGCAGCAAACCTTGGGTTGCATCTAATTATCTTCGTGACCCATCCAGACAACCAGATTGGTTATGAGTAGTGATCTTTCAGAAATACTTGCGTCAGTTAATAACACCAAGGAGCACATGTATCTTGATGATCCTGACCGTGTTAAATCTTATCCTCCTTACATTGTCAACAGATGTCTCAGTGGACACATTGATGCGATCTTATTTGTTAATGAATTAAATAAACACCCCCTCTTAGACAAGCGTCTTCAATATGACTTCTTGCTAAATAGTTTGAGAAAACGTAAACGTTTCACACCTTGGTTGAAGAAAGAACAGATCGAAGATCTGGATCTGATCAAAACACACTATGGATATAGTAATGAGAAAGCGAGGGTCGCATTAACTCTTCTTACCAACACCCAAATTGAATACATTCGTAAAAAACATGAGAAGGGAGGAAGACAATGAGCACTTCATTCACTGAGCAGGAAGTCAAATGGACACCTGATCAAATGGTAGAAGTAAACTTGAGCGAACCAGATGATTTTTTAAAGGTAAGAGAAACACTAACAAGGATAGGAGTAGCTTCTAGAAAAGAGAAGAAGTTATATCAGTCCTGTCACATCCTTCATAAGCAAGGCAAGTATTATATCGTACATTTTAAAGAGTTGTTCGCATTGGATGGTAAGTCAGCAAACTTATCACTCAATGATGTACAGCGTCGCAATAGAATCATACAGTTACTAAGTGACTGGGGTTTAATTACTATCAAGCAACCAGATATTATTGTAGACGTAGCACCTCTTAGTCAGATCAAAGTCCTAAGTTATAAGGACAAGGGTGGCTGGAACTTGGAGAGCAAGTATAATATTGGGAAGAAAAAGACTTAGTGATATACCTAACCTAGAAGGTTATGGTGTCTTTGTAGATGGAATAGACTTTCTACACCTCTCTAGGGAGGAGTGGAAGGAACTTGGCATGCTTCATAAGGAGAAGCCTGTTATGGTTATACGTAACACTGGACTAAAGAGACAACACTTTCATAGGTTGATGAGAGCATGGGGTAGAGACAGGCAAAACTATGCTGCTACTCTCTTCTCTAAGTATCCATGGGCAGATAAAGATAGACATAAACTTATGGATAGTCCAGAGGTGACTGACCATGAGAAAGCAATACTAAAAGAATACGATAAGATAGGTGGCAACACAGCTGGTGCTGTCCTGAGAGTTTGTGGTGATGGCACAGGGCTATTTGCTCATGGAGAGCTACTATGGCACAGCAACGAGAGTGGTGACATAGCCTTCACACCAGGCGTAGCACTCCTTGGGGATCATGGCATGACGGAAAGTGCTACTGGATTCATGGTCACTACACCCTACTACTATAGCCTTAGTGAAAGTATGCGTAGTGAACTGGATGAGATGGTGCTCGTCCATAACTTCCAAGATGGAAAGATAAACGTAGAGGGTGAGAATAATTTATTGTACAAGAACATGTGTCCAGAACCAGACACAGAGATACCTCTAGTGATACAATCACCTGGTGGTATTAAAGGACTACACTTCCCATACAATACAACATCACGTATCAAAGACTATCCTATAGAAGAATCAGTAAGACTACTGAACGAAATAAGATGGGGTCTCGATAAGTATACCTATGATTATTGGTGGGAGAATGATGATGACCTATTAATATTTGACAATAGTATCACACAGCATAGAAGACTAGGAGATACTAGCAATCGTTTATGTCATAGGTATCAGTTTGATTACACGTACCTAGTGAAGAAAAGATACCAACCTTATCTTCAAGAGCCCTACATTAGTAGGTACAAAAAGAAGATGGAAACAGTGAGCTTGACATTCTCTCAATATTAAAGTATAATATATAATATGTTCACACCGCTTCGGCACCGTGGGCAAAACAAACGCTAACGCAACCGTATTAAAATGAAGTACATTATTCAATTAGAGGACATTGCAGGTCCTAAAAAACTGCCAGGTTTTAACGGAGTTGGAGAGATAAATCTTGAAGACTACGTGGGTATGGAGATAGATATACCAGAAGGATATTCCTTCAGCAGTCTAGGTTCACTTGACCTAGAAGAAGAAGTAGATGAATTAGACGATGTATGGTCTAACGATGGTGTCAGAGAAGAAGGTAACGCTGATGACAGAATTGATTCACTACAAAATAGTTACTCCGTAAATGGTTATAAGACAAAAGATGAACCAGGTATGGGATCAAAAGATCCCGACGGAAAAGAACTACCTGTAGAAGGTAGAGGTCGAGCAATAGCAGGAAAACGAAACAAGGAGAGACGAATACCTTGGATTCATCTTAATAAAGATGAACCTGGTGAACTCGCAAGAATCAGTGCGGGTGTTCTAGCAAACCTTAAACATGACCCTGCCACTAAAGCAACAAGGGAAGATGTCATCACAGCAGGTTTAAAACTAATAGGTGATGGAGAACTCAATCCAAATGCTGTTGATATAAACACATGGTTAAAGGATAGATTACACATTCACAAATTCTTTAAACAAAGCAATATCACTCTCATTGTAGATGGTATCATAAAAAGACATAAAGAAGGTGAGAATGCTGTTCGTATAAAGGAGAGAGGACCTTGGATGGAAGTCTTAAAGAAAGACTTTAAGATTGATGTTGATAACAAAACAACTTTCTTATTCTCTATGGATTCTGATACGTATTCATGTCGTGCTTTTTGTGAAGCAGTATTAGAGCATGGACTAAAGACTCCAGTAGACATTATCTGTTACACAAAAAGAAAATTACCATCAGAGGCAAGGAAAAAACTGAAGAAGTTCATGACAGATCTTGACAGATTCACCAGACTTACATACAAAGTTATTGGTGACAGAAGAGGTATGGACTTTAAAAAAGTTAATCCATCTGAGCACTACAGGATCAAAGGTTGTATCCCACAGTTTATTGTGGATCATAAAGATGAGTGGGATTCTAAGGAATTGATAGATGTAAGTGACTACTAAAAGATGGGGGGTAACCACACCCCCTTTTTTTATGGAAGTGTTATAATTAGTAGTGTACGCTTCGGGTACACAAACTAACGACGCTTAAGGAGGTCACAATGAACATTCAAAGATATAGTGCTGCCGATTTACCATCACTATTTGAAAAAATTTCTAAGAATAGTATAGGAATGGATGAGTACTTTGATTCTTTCTGGAATCAAACGACTACCAACTATCCCCCCTATAACCTGATTCACGAGTCAAATGTACTATCCAGACTAGAGATAGCACTCGCAGGATTCAAGAGAGATGAAGTCAAAGTCTACACAGAGTACGGTAAACTAATCGTATCAGCAGAGAAGGAAGAGAAAAAAGAGCCTGAGAATTATACTCACAGGGGATTAGCACAACGTTCTTTCGCAAAACAGTGGTCACTATCTGACGACACCGAGGTAGGTGAGGTCACATTAGAGGACGGACTACTCACAGTAACACTGAAGAAAGTAGTACCAGAACACCACGCACGGAAGGATTACATCTAACATACATAAGGGGGATTGACAAATGTCAGTTTCCCTTTTATAATATATGCATAAATTAATTTGCCATGATAGAAGAAGAAAGAATTAAATTAGTATTCACACGTGATGGTGATAACATCATCTGTGATCTACAGGAGGCAGTTGATAAAGAGACTGGCAAGAGACAGGCATACATCATGACCGTACCATACAAGGTAAGGATCACTGAAGATCCTGACACCCCTGTAAATATGGAAACGTTTGAAGATCAAGAAGTTAAGATCAGATACACACCATGGAATCCATTCACTGTTGATCAGAAGATCGCTATCACACCTGACTATGTGATCTCTGTCATGGAACCTTCACCTAGTATTCTACAAACATATCTCTCTAATGTAAGAGCTAAGACAGGAGATCAGGGTGCTCCAGTAACACCTACTGAGGTTGTATGATCAAACTGTTGATGTTGAGAACTGGTGAAGAAGTTATATCTACAGTACAAGAGATTTGTGAACCAGAGACAGACAAACCATTAGGGTATCGTTTAAACAAACCATTTCGTTTAGAGATCGTTGACTCACAATCTGGTCAAGGATATCAGATTGAATGGTTTCCTTGGGCACCTCTGTCTAAGGATAGAGATTACTTTTTACCAGGTAGTCACGTAGTCACTGTGTACAATCCACTTGACGCACTTGCTACACAATATCTGTCTGCTGTTGATGAAGACAGATACAATGAAAACTTTAAGAAGCATGAAGAAAGATTCAACCTCAGTTATGAGGAACAAGATCTTGAATCTATGTTTAGTGAAGCAGAAAAAATTATGAATGAAGAAGATGGAAACACAACTCCTCCTACTGAAGTCAGGGATCTACCTGATAACTAAAATAGAAACTTTGGATGAGGAACCCGCTGCCCATCTAGAACAACCATATCGTATCAAGGATGATGGCACGTTGGAACCTTGGCCACTACACACAGTGGACGAGGACGTGTTGATTTATTCTGATACTATTGCTACAATCTTAGAACCTAAAGAAGAAATTCTTAACAAGTATAAGATCGTAACTAAATGAGTTTCTATACCAACGTAAATCTGATTGGTAACAATCTTCTCTACATAGGATATGAGAATGGACAACGTATTCAACGTCGTTTTAAATTCTCTCCTACTCTCTACGTAGTCAGCAATCAGAGTACAAAATATAAGACTCTTGATGGTCGCTATGCTAAACCTATTCAGTTTGATACTGTAGGTCAGGCACGTGACTTCAGAGACAAGTATAAAGACGTAGAGAATTTTGAGGTACATGGTTATGATAGGTTCTTATATCAGTATATTTCTGAGGAGTTCTCCAACGAAGTTGACTACGATATCAAGACTCTCAAGATTACATCACTTGATATTGAAGTCGCATGTGAG